AGGTGTATTACTACTTAACAGATCTCTGTCTACACAAATAAATAAAACAGAAGCCCATTATCATTTGTGGAACTCATTCATTACCATGATATTAAGATACATTAATGATAATTTTAAGGATATTATATTTGTTTTTATGGGTAGAAAAGCTCAATCATTCTCAAATCTAATAAATCAACATACTGTATTAGAATGTGAGCATCCAGCAGCTGCATCATATAATAAAAGAGATTGGAGGTGCAAAGATGTATTTAACAAGTGTAATTCTAAACTTAAAAAGTTTAGTAAAAATGAAATAATATGGTAGAAATTTATTATATTTATATATCAAAAACTAACAAAAATGTGGGAATACTTCAACAGAATACTCAAGTATAACATGACCCCTGATGAGTGTTTTTATCTACTTGGATTGCATTATAAGATAACCCCAAGCTTTATAGATTGTAAATCTGTAAAAGATTCACTTATCAAGAAAAAAATAATATCTGTAATTAAAGAGGGTGATGATGGTAATCAATTTATTACAATAAGCAATGAAGGATTGAAGGCCATAAAGGATCTTAATAAATTTTACAACAAAAAAACAAAGATAAATGATGAGGAGTTGATGGGCAAAAACTTCAAATCTAATGTTGAAAAGTATAGAACAATGTTTCCTGCAAAAAAACTTCCTTCTGGAAAGCTTGCAAGAAATAATGTAAAAACTCTTACAGAAAACTTTCGTTGGTTCTTTGCTACGTATAATCATAACTGGGATGACATATTTAAAGCAACATCCAGATACATAAAAGAGTACAGAAGTCAAGACTGGCAATACATGAAGACAAGTCAATACTTTATTAGTAAACAAGATAAACACAAGGTAAAACATTCTGAGCTTGCAGATTACTGCGATCTTATTAAAGAAGGTTTAGACCCTAAAGAATTTATCTTTGATGAAAAAGTTGTATGAAAGATTTATTATTTGACGAAGAGAACAAAAGGTATGTTATCAGTAATGATAAAGAACAATTGTTTATAACACATAGAGAATTCTTAGAAGAAGGGTGGTATCATGAAAACCCAGGTTTGGTATTCAATGAACTTGTACCTGAAAAAGTTATCTCAAATATTGTGTATAAACTTTATAAAAACAAACCAGAGATATTTAGAACTCTGAAATACATAATCAAATATAATTACCAAGGAAACAGTAAGATATCTGTATTTGATAATTGGTATGACGCTGCTAAATCATATAACAAAATGAAAAGCAACGGTATATATGATGATATGTCTGCTAACTTTAGTGTTGATGAATCTATTTTAGAGGCAGTACAATACAATGAGCAGATAAAAAATAATCTTAAAGAATAATATTATGAAACCATTTATTTTAATTGCGATGTGCATATCATTATTTTGGTATAGCACAAGTTCTGGGCATAAAGAAACTCAAGAAGATTTACAAGATATGATTGAAGAATCTTGTGAGGAAGAGGTATTAGAAGAAGTGTACGCAGGTAGATATGATAATCAAAAATCAGGCTACACAATAATGGGATTGCCAAGTAATAGAAAGTGGCTGACTTGTGCAGAATGGAGAGGAGATCATATACAAGACTCTTCATTGAGAGTAAGAAGTAACTTTTCTAAATGGAAAGAGTCTCATAAAATACAATTTATAAAAAGCTGGGCCATATATGCAAACACAGAACAAAAAGCAACAGGTGTCCCTGCAAGTATTATTATTGCTCAAGCTATATTAGAATCTAACTGGGGCTTATCAAGATTGGCTGTTGAAGCAAATAACTATTTTGGCCACAAATACCGTGGAACAAATAAAAACTTTATTGTAGCAGCAGATGATACACCTAATGATAAGTTTAGTAAGTACAGTTCTGTATGGTGGAATATAAGAAACCACTCAAATATATTGTGTGGCATGTACAAAAGAAGACTGAAAGGTGATAAGTTAAACGATTGGCTTGAAGCTTTATGTGGTGGTATGAGTATAGAAACAAGTAGAAGATTTGTAAAGAACGGAGGTATGGTGTATGCAACAAGTTGTTATAAAGGACCCGAATGCTACTCCAAAAAGCTTAAAAGAATTATTAATTACTATAAACTGTATAAATATGATGTAAATGCAAATCAAAAAACAATGGGAAAGCCAAAACAGAGACTTCAGTGAAGCTCTGAATTATATGAAAAGAAGGCAAGAGGGTATAGAAAAATCTATCTATACCCCCTGGCCTAAGTTTAATGACGCCGGTACCGATGGGTTAGAATGGAATACTTTAACCATACTTGGTGGTCGTCCTGGATCAGGTAAAACTCTAATAAAAGATCAAATAGTAAGAGAGTCTTTTGACCTAAATCCAAATGATGATTATAGAGTATTAGAATTTAGCTTTGAAATGGTAGGTAAAACATCTGCAATACGTGAGTTCTCATCTCTCACAGGTAAAACATACAAAGAGTTATGTAGTGCAGGTAGTGTCTTAAGTACAAGCACACTTAACCAATGCTATGAATATGCTAAGAACAGAGTTAAACTTCCAGTAGATAAGATTAGTATGCCAATGACAATAAATCAAATGCGCGATCAAATAGATATGTATATGGATTTTCACAAAGGAAAGAAAACCATTATTACTCTTGATCATACACTGCTTGTAAAGAAGGCTCCTTATCATGGGAGCAGTGCTCAAGCAATGTTATTTGATTTGGGTGAATTTTTTACGCAAACTAAAAGAGAGTATCCGTGCATGTTTATTGTTCTGTCTCAACTCAATAGAAACATTGATAATCCAGATAGGGCAATCAATGGAAAGTATGGTAACTATATTCTTGAATCAGATATATTTGGTTCAGATGCTATGTTACAACATGCTGATATGCTCATAGGAATAAACAGACCGGCAAAACAAAAAATAAATTATTATGGCCCACACAGGTATCTGATCAGCGACGATAGAACATTAGTATTTCATTTTCTTAAAGCACGTAATGGTGATGTAAGACTTAGTTTCTTCAAAGCTGAATTTGAAAAGATGAGGATATCAGAGATGGATACACCACCTACACAATCAAATTGAAATGCTTAATACAAAATCAATTACACCAGCAGAAAGAAAACAAAGAGTTGAAGATCTGCGCAAAGAACATCAACCTTACTTTGAGAAGATAGGTAAACCAACCGCTATCTTTATTCCAAAGATGGCGTACCGTCCTCAAGGAAAGGATGAGAACCACATATCATTCTTTGAATCAGAACTAAAGAATGAATGTGATATATACACAGAATTTGTTAGTAAAAACTATGAGTCTGAAGATCCTAAAAGAACTTTATACTTATTGCATTACAATCCCTTTTGGCAAGATGAATTTGAATTAATTGTATCAAACTCAGGTTACGAAAGATATTTTGTACCAGTAAGTCAACTAAAGTTTATCAATGATATAGGTGATAGAATTAGTCAACCTGTAATGATTGAGGAAGAAGAAAAGGAAGATAAGTTCATAGATTTTAATAATAATTCTAACGAAGATTTAATTAAAGTTTTAGAGAATATAAACTACTCTCTACAAACAATTGCTAACGTCTTAAGAAATAAATAATGGCACAGACAATTTTAATCGTAGGCAACTCAGGATCTGGTAAGTCTACCGCAATGAGAAATTTAGATCCAAAAAAAACATTTATTATAAACATTGCAAGTAAACCATTACCCTTCAAAGGTTGGAGAAAAAATTACAAAGAGATTTCAAAAGAAAACCGTAATGGTAATATATCCAACATTAGAAAAGCAGGAGCTATAATAAAATGTTTAAAGCACATATCTGAAAATATGCCACACATTAAGCATGTTATTATTGACGACTTTCAATACATGTCTGCATTTGAATATTTTGATAGAGCTAATGAACGTGGGTATGATAAATTCACAGAGATAGCAACTAATATAGCCAATGTAGTAAAGACACCTTTAGAGCTTAGAGATGATTTATATATCTTCTTTATGAATCATGCGGAAGAGGTAGATGTAAATGGAGTAAAGCATATTAAAGCTAAAACTGTTGGTAAAATGATAGATAATTCATTAACTTTAGAAGGCTTGTTCAGCACAGTTCTATTTACTCAGCTTAAAAAGTTAGATGACGGCAGTGTTGAATATGGATTTCTAACAAACAGCGATGGAGAGAATACTTGCAAAAGCCCTATGGGTATGTTTGAAGACTCTTTTATCCCTAATGATATTGCTTACGTCATAAGTTCTATGAAAGAATATGAAAACGATTAATTAATTTAAAAACCAAAATATGTTAAGTACTAAAAATTTAGAGCCAAGTAAAAACGGACCAAGGCCTATTATTGATGCTGGTAATCAGAAGGTTAAGATTAACAGTATAACCTTTGACCAAACACCATGGAGTAAAGATGCATACAATATCGTATTGCATGTGGAATCAGAGCCTATTGGTGATGGATTTGAAGGTTTTCTTATAAATAAAGACAATCCTAATGAAGGCAGATACAAAGGCCAGGTTGGTAGAGTTAGAATATCTAAATATGTATTTGAAGACGGCGAAACTAAGTCAGGTCGTAAGAAAAATAGAGATGCAGATGTTCTAAAAGCAATGGACAATCTTGCAAGAGCTATGAATTTAAAAGGAGATCTTGATGAAGTTGAAGCTGAAGATGTATTTGAATTTATGGACGCATGTAATAAAATATTTTCCAACTCAGACTATGTAAACATGTGCATTGGCGGTAGAGAGTGGGAAAATAAAGAAGGGTATATAAATCTTGATATGTTTCTTGTTCCTTACGAAAAAGGAAAAGTTCCAGTTGAAATGGATGGAGTTGACAACTCAAGGCTGATACAGTTTGATGAGTCAAAACACATACAAAAAATTAAAAAGAAAACTGTAAGTGATTTTGAATCCAACTCAACCTTTGATGGTGGAGATTTTGACATATAAAAACAACAGGGTAGCTTAGGCTACCCTATTTTATTTATGCTTACCACTAAGAATAAGATATTTGATGTAAAACATGTTCCTTCTTATTGGGTTTTCCAATACTATATTGATTTAGGCCAGACATTATCTGGGCAGAATGTAAAAATAAAAAGTATATGGAATACTGGCGACACGGTTCCAAGCATGTGTATATATGTGGATACAAAAAGAAAGGAATATTTATTTAAAGATTTCAGTACAGACAAGCAAGGTGATAAGATAACTTTCGTTATGGAGTTGTTTAATTTAAGCTATCCTGATGCTATACAAAAAATAGTTGAAGACTATAATGAATATATAGCAAATAACGGAAAGGTTAAGTTAGGTATTAAGCCGCAGAAAAAATGGAAAGTAAGTTACGTTAAAAAAAGAAGTTGGAATAACTTAGATGCTAAGTATTGGCTTCAATACAATATAGGATCTTCTCTTTTAAATCAGCATAACATTCATCCTATTGAATATTATAATCTAACACAAGAAAGAGAAGAGGGCTCTAAAACAATAAGCATATCTAATAACTATATATATGGTTATTATAATAAACACCAAGAGCTTTGTAAGATCTATCAACCTAAGAATAAGAACAACAAATTTCTAAAGGTTAAAGATTACATACAAGGATTTGACCAGCTATCTTTTAATCACTCTATACTTGTAATTGCATCGTCAATGAAAGATGCTTTATGTTTGAAATCATTTAACTATAAAATAGATGTTATCGCTCCTGATAGCGAAAATACAATCATCAAACCGTATATAATAAACAATTTAAAGACTAGATATAGTCATATAATTACTGTATTAGATAATGATCAACCAGCTATAAAAGCTATGGATAAATACAGAAGTATATATAATATAGATGGTTTTTCAATTGATCTCAGTAAAGACTTTTCAGACTCTGTAAAGGATTATGGAATGAAAAAAGTTAATGATGAATTTAAAGAAAAGATTAAAAGCATATGCAAACAATAGTGTATTGTCATACATAAGTGCAGTCCTTATTGTGTTAGTATTAATTGGTAAGTTAGTAGAGCATACGCCCGCTCTACTAGCTTTATTCACATTCTATTTTGGATATTTTATGGGTAAAAATATAGACAAATGAAAAATAAAGAAATGTTTATTCAATCATTAGAAGTTCTTTTTTGGTCTTGGGGTAGCGATACACCAGAAGAAGTATATTGGGGAGCTAATAAACAATTAGATTGGTATGAAAAAGAATTTAATGTTTCGTTAGGAATAAGGTTTGAAAGAGACCAAGAAACATTTGAAACTAATTATGAAGACGTCATTAAAGCAATTAGAAATGCATAAAGAATTTATACCGTATGAAGAAGCATTAGCTATGAAAGAGTTAGGATATAAAGGTGATATAATTGGAATGTATGATGAAGATAAAGATTTGTTTACATTACATGACCAAGATGATATTGAAGATGAATGGTTACCAGCACCACTATATCAGCAAGCATTCCGCTGGTTTAGGGAGAAGTATGGATTATATGGAACATCTTTCCCTATTCCCTTTGAAGATGATAGATTCTTTGAGTATAATATATCTAATACACATAAAAGTGTAAAACAAGATGGTGTATTTAATAGTTATGAAGAAGCACAAGATGCTTGTTTAAAAAAACTAATTGAAATTGTAAAACAAAAAGAAGCATGAGGAAGATATTATTAGATATAATCATTTATATAGCTATATTTTATATATGGATTAGAAAGGCCATAGGATTACCAATTAAACAAAAACAAAGATGAATAAAATAGCATTGACTGGTGTTGCAGTATTTCTTATTATTATAATGATGTTATTGTTAACACCAATAGAAAACA